TATCGTCAAAATCGGGTAGTGAAGAAGCACCTATTGGATTTGTTTGAGATGCTCCTGTAATCCTTAAGTAGATCGCAAGCTGAGGAAGTTCGTCATCTGTCCCTATAATTGTTTGAGATTGTGGTTCAGAACCCGTGGCGATGGTATACCAAATACCTAAATGCAAGGCATTCCCGCTCTGGTTAGCGGCACGCCTTTGGCTGAGATCTGATTGGGTTTTTGCAAAGTGTGGAAGACCGTCGCCTAAGTCTAGGAGCCTTTTCCAATTTGCACCTGATAAGTCAGTATTATACTGAGAAGGTGTAATGTTACCTCGGTCTAACTCTCCATCGCGGGCTGCAATAACCACCAGCAAATCTCCCTTCTGAACGTTAGCTGGCTTTTCAATAGTTATGTTACTCTCCCCTTCCGCAGCGGTGGCCTTTGAGAAACCGGCAATCTCTGGTACAGGAGGCTCAAAGTCTTGTTGTTTCATGTTATCAAACCTTACTCTAGGTAAACCTTCTGTAGTAGACCTAGAGAGAACAAAGGTGTTATCAAACATGTAGGGATCATCAGTGCTCTTTTTAGCAGTGCTAGGAATATTAAACACTGAGAAACTATTTGAATTAGCAGAATCGGCGGTGTGAACTAATTCAATCTGTGAAATAAAATCATAAAGAACGTTATCAGCAACACCCACATTCATGTGAGAAGAATCTGTGTAGGATAGCGGACCTTTGAAGGTAGCACTCTGAGGTGTAAGTACTGGCGTAGAGGATAACGAAGATACCAATATCGAGCTTTTAAATTGATCGCTGTCGCTGGTGAAATCTTCGAAATCGTGATTGTATAATATAGGGCCAAACGTATGAGAGAATATGTTAGCTCCGTCTAACTTCTCAATATTCTCATTTAAAATGTGCTGATTGAAATCAGTTACATAAGACTTGTATAATCTATGCAAATCTCTTCCAAAGGAGTAATTATGGTAATCCTCTACAGAGTTTGGGAAGTCTCCTTGATACTCAGTGGATGAGTTTGCGTATGATTGATACACATTGCTGACAGAAAGCTGATACTCTGTAGCAGGACCGTAAGTAGCTGAAGCTTGAAGAACTTTAGACTTTTCTTTTACGCTGTGCATCGTAGCATAGATATCAGGAAGTTGACATCTATCGACTGTCAGATCTTGATTGGTGGGGAAAGCTGTTGAGGATCCTCTGGCGTTTAACGTGTTGCTTACGTCATACGTGTAATAGCTGTTAGCAGAGTTGTAGCCCTCACACTGATTCCATATTGCAGGAAGATTAATGTGATCAGTGACAGGAGTGTATACGTAGGAGCTAGGATTTAAACCTAAAGGAAGACCGCTAACGCTCGATGCCATTGTAAATGAAATCGGCATATTAAATCCAGTTCGGTCGTAGTAACCATCCTTAGGTAAGAGTTTTTCATAGTTTCTTCTACGAATGGATGTTCTAGGTATGGCATCTAAGCTTGTTCCTGCGAGAACCTGAGCAGAGTCTACGTTATCTAAGTAATTCCTACCAAATAACTTTCCACCAGGGCGAACGCCTCGCATATAAGTATCAAACCCTATGCCGCTTACAAAATGATTCTTAGAATTCCTAGACTCTTGCTCTTCACACCTTGGGTGAATTAAGGGAAGTGCTGACGCAAAGGTCCCAGAAAGAGGATCAATATAAGATATTTCTAAATTTATGAGAGGAATTGCATGGGCAGGGGTGAAATCTTTTGCAAGCTTAGATGCTACTAAGAAAGCTCCACCAGCACCAGATGTTTCAATATCCTCATCATCAAAGTCGAAAGAACTAGCATCATACTTTATCTTGAAGTGAGATGATTTGCCTGACCATAGTGAAACATATTCAAACTTTTCATTGTATCCACTAGCTACTAAGTTTGAGAGGTTTGGTGGGTCGTTATAGTCTGGTGTAAATAAGAGGAAGCTAGATGTTCTAGGCTCATCATCGTCATCCAGAGCATATTCGACAAGATAACTTTCAAATTGATTTGCAAAGGTTTGAGAGACTCCAAAACATACGAGCCTATCTTTAATAAATTCTATTATTTCTCTATTTAATTCGAAGTTCATGTAGTATGAATATTCTTCGAAAGGAGGAATAGGGTATACTCGACCTCGATACCTAAATCCTTTTTCTTGATTTGGGATTTGGCCAAACTTATCTTTAAATTTTTCGTAAGTTTCTAGAAGTATACGATCAACAGTTAGTTTTAAGTTTTCGTCTAGACTAGTCGTGGAATATCCAGAAACTTGCATCTCATTGGCTAAAGGCTCCGTCCACTCGTCAAAAGATTTAAAGTGTTTAGACTCTGTTGCCAAGGAGTAGTAGATTAAGTAAGGAACGTAAGACTCATTAAGTTCAGTTACGGAAGTCTCAATACCAAATTGATCTTTAGGGAGAATACTGTTAACTGCAAGTTGAAGAGATCTTTTGGTGCCAACTGTCTTGTAGATATCTACAGCATTCCTTAGTTGAAGTCTCCATCTCTCAGGGTCACTTCCAAATAAATCCCAACCAATTAACTCTGCTACAAGCGGTAAGAATTCTTCAGGGCACTCGGAGATGTCATACAAGGATCCCAGCCTTTCTGAGGTGTCATTAATATCCTGAGCTATAAAAGAAAGTGCTCTTAGAAATTTAGTGAAAGGACCATTTGGAATTTTATTATTGGTTAATATACTATTCTCTATAAATGTAGCGAACCTGTCTCTAACAGTAAAGTCCGCAAAGTCCGATTGAAGAGGAGAATAGATGACATCTATCCAAGTTTTTAGGTTATCTAATTGCTGAGTCCCGCTTGTAAAAGTTGTAGAAGAGACTTTGAAGACTTCTGGGTAGTATGCGGTGTGGCCGTCTCTCCATACAAAATCCATGAGCATTTTAATACCATCTACAGTCTGAATAGGTTGACCTGTGTATAACTTTTCAACTATTTGCTCAGTTACTGTGGTTGATGGATCGTATGTTCCATTCGGACCTGCTGCGTTAAGGAAGTACAGCCAAGACAAATTCTCAATTAAATAATTGTGAGTGTCCGATGGAGAGTGTCCAGCTACGAAAGTGGGTGGTGATGCATTATTTAAAGTAATACTAGGTAACAAAGTTCCTGAAATGTAATTAGAGAACTCGGAACTTGAGTCATAGTCTTGAATTGAAACTCCTAAAGGTGCTAGGATTTTATTTTGAAAAGATCTTGATGTTACATTCGTTAGATTATTTTGCTTTACAAAGTAATTAGATATACCAGCTAACGTATCAATACTGCTAAACGCAGTGTGTGCGACGGAGCTAACTTCTATGAGAGTGTGGAAGTTTTCAGCTAATTTAATGTTTGAATTCAAGACTTGATCTCGAAGATCCACTTCTTGACCAAAGTTTTCGATGTCATCTTCAGTGAGATACTGAGGTATGATATACTTCAGAGCCTCGTAATAATTAGGCTTGAAGTATTTTTGACCAGTAAGATATTGCTTTCCAGAAGACATTAGATAAACTCAGCAGTTACAGAAAAGTTATTTAACTGTACAATTTCGTTGTAATCAACCTCAATGGTGGAGTCGATGTTTGTTACCTCTGCAAATCTTATCTGAGGCTCTTCTAGAATAACTCTAACAAGATCTTGAGGATTGAAATCTTGATCAAACTCAAAATTATCTATTCTAAAATAATTCTGAATTGCGCTATTAGCTCTAGCAATTATCTGAGCTTTGTCCCTTTTAAACTTCCTATCTAGGCTGAGGCTAACATTGACATCCAAAGTCCTAATCACACCATCAACAATAACGGGATCATCCGTTATCATTTTCTTAGCGTCAAGAGCCTCTTGAAGCTGTAATTTATATTCAGTCGTAGCTTGTGTTAATTGAAAGTCGTTAGCCTTTTCTAGAACAAATATTTGTAAACTGTTGGCTGTTGCATTAGCTTGATTTACGACCGCCGTTGCTTTGCCGGTAGACCCGTAGTTAGATGCAAAAGTGTTCGCAAACGCTGTGTAATCCTGAAGAGTAACACATCTGTCTTGAGATCTAAATTTCAGAGGCGCATACCTTTTAACTTTTGTAACACTTTCAGCCTCTGAGCCACCAGTTCCTTGAGATGTGTTTTCAACTGTTACTGCGACTCCTGTTACGGAAGCGCCACCATCTACTCTAGATGTGCCTGTTAGCTGCGAGTTTATAAACCCGCTTTCAATATTACCTCTACTGCCGCCACCAACTCGATACGTAACAGTGTACCTGTCGCCCACCGCTGGTGCTTGACCTATGCTGTCATCTCCAAAAACTAATGTTGCGGCGAAGTTATCGTTTGATACGACCTGGAACACCTTGTCGGTTGCTCCTGATGCGAAGTAGATATTTTCCTCTTCAAGATAGACTCCATTAGTAGTAGTGTTCCCATCTATAAAGACTTGAGCACTTTTCTCAACATAAGGAGATTGAGATAATCTTATAGATTTGATAGATTCAGGCCCAGTAAATGTGCCAGTTTCAACCACCAATGCACCCTCTAAAAGAACAGCACTTGTGATAACAGGTGAGCCACTAACGGGGAACACCCATTCTAACGAGTCTGTATTGTTTGTTAAATTAATACTACCATCAGCATTTACCTTGTATAGCGTGTAAGTAAGGGCTCCACCATCCTCAGGAGAGTTGATAGATATCGCCCTTTGAGCAGGGCTTAAGGTTAATGCACTTGCATTGGTACCGTCGCTAGTGAACGACAAAGAGGCGTTAGCAGCCGCTGCGATGGGGCCTTTCATTCTAACCCCGATCAACTCCATTAATTTTCGAACGCTTGCTCGCTCAGAGGCAGTTCTTAGAAAGTTCTGGTTAGCTAGGTAATCAGATTTATGAGATTGAATGTGGCCTATTGCAGCCATAAGTTCAATTAAAAGAATACCAAAATCAGACTCATTGAAGTTGTTGTAATCTAAAGGGAAGTTAGCTTTAGTGTATTCTATGAGGCTTTGTCTGAATGAAGCAAAATCAGCAGCGGCAAAATTTATGAACCGTTCCTTATTCTGTAGTTCAGAAGGGATAAACTTTAAAAAATCAGATTTTACTGTGCCGTCGAATACCATTAGATCCTAACCTCTACGTTAAAATTAGCAGATTCTGAATCCTTGAGACCAACAAACAATTTAACTAATAAGTTGTTAGTTCTAGTCTCCAAAATCTGAAGCTTGTTTATTTGAAGTATTTCCAAATATTTACCAACGGACGCCTCTATTTCATCTTTTATCAAGTTAAAAGTAGTTTGATCCAGAGGCTCCATCAGATATTTTTGAAGGTTGGCACCGTAATCTGGGAGCATAAATCTCTCACCTCTATTAGTCCGAATAAATGACTTGATCATACTTTTAATCAAATCCAAACCGCTAGCCTTTGAAAAGTACCCATTCCCAGAGGAAGAGCTAAAAGGATACTTGAACCCTTTAATGTAAGGGTCCTTTAAAGATACAGCCTTCTTAGATTTAGGCGGTATAATTTTACCGTGAATATCAGTATCGTCAGGTATGGCCATGATTACAGTTTAATGTTCTTGAAGAAACTCTGAGTTGCGTTATAATTATTTAGCACTTCAGCCGAGCTAAGAGGCTTTGAGTAAAATCTAGTGCATCCTAAATGACCTTGAAGGCCACTGACCTTACCGCCATACGTGCCTCCCATAAAACCACCGTTAGGATTACCGTCAGTATACCCACCTCCTAAAATCCAAGGGGTAAAGTATTCATCCCGTTCAGGACCAAATCTGTAGGCTTCTAGTGAAGCATCGGAGATATTAGCAGTATTATACTCAAACGCATTGTCTGGAGGAATTGAAGGGATCATCGGTCGCTGAATCCGAGCACCAACACCGAAAACATCTTCATAGCCAGATGTCATCATGCTCTTCCCGTCAAGGTAAACCTTTATTTCATCACGCACAGGGTTGAAAGTAACAGACAGCATACAGAAAGAAGATTCACAAGAGGATAGTGTAACTCCATTAAAAGTGCTTGAGACCGGGATTGTTAGACCTCTCCAAGAATTTGAAGATTGACATGAATCGTTCACCTTCTTAATTGATAAGAATCCAGCACTTGAAGAGTCGAAGGATTGCGTGGGTGCAATGACCAATGCAACGTCGTGAACGGGATTATCCGCCTCCAAGTTACTGGGGGCTTTCGAAAGCGTAAATCTACGATCTCTAGTAAATCCAAGAACCATGCCTCTAGTAACCCCAACACCATCATCCAACGACATATTTAAGATATCAGATTGAGAATCTATACCAATTCCTGAACCTGTATTTTCATTAGCCAGGATAAGTCTGTAAAGGCCCGATACGTCTGGAGTTTGATTGTATAGGTTAGTGGAGGATAGCCCTGATGCATACACCCAAGTTTCAAATGTGGCTCCACTTCTACTGTAAAGAAGATCTTGGAACTCCTGTTCTGGGGGTAGCTTTACAAAAGCTCCATTACCAGAAACTAAGCCCGTAGCGTCGGGTCTGCAAACACCTTTAAGGTTAGCTAATCCAACCCCCTTGTCTAATATCTCTCTACTATCACCAACTATCTGAGCATTGTAAGACACTCCCTTACTCGTGCTATTTCTGAGGTCGTAGCTGGTGCTCGAAGGTTCACTTGTCTTGAGCGTCAAATAATTGTAAAGAGCAAACAAGCCCCCCTCAACTAATGTAGGCACAGCAGCGATAGAGGCTGAAGTAGCCCCTGAAGCATTTGCACTATCAATAATGACTCCATCAGGAACAGTGTTGACAAGAAGATGATCAAATGTCACATCTTCATCTGTTTGAATAATTTCAGAGAACTTGGTCTCAATCGGAAGAACAACTCCCTTGACCTCATCTCTCCTAATAATTAGATTTCTTTGTTGAGTTAAGTCTAGAGAGTAGTTTATACCTGCCAAATAGGAAAAGTCATTAATAGGAACTTCTCCTGGCTTAAACAATTGACCTTTACCGTAAGCTTGAGGCATTTTCACAGCTAGCTCAATTTGTTTTTTTCTCCTGTTCGCCTTGTCCATGAAGTTAGCGGACTCAGCCACCATAACTTTTCTAAGGTTGTTAATGATGGCTTGAGAGGAGCCATGAGCGGTATGTTGATCTATCGCAGCCGAAACATCGAAAATCTTTCTATCTCTCTGACCAATGATATTTACAAGAGTATTATCTGCATCGTAATATTTTTGAAGGAGAGCAGACTCATCAATCAAATTAGGATCAAAGATAGTGTTAAAGTAAGTGTTTAAAGACTCCCTAGTCACAGGAGCGCCCTTGCCTCCAAGGTTTGGGTCGAACTCGAATTTCCAATCGAGGGAGGGGTCTCTCTCCTTATCCCTTATACTAAGTTCAAGCAAAGCAGGCGTAACGCCACTTGTTTGAGAGTCGTAGTAGAGACCATCCACAGACAGTAAGAACTGCCCAGACTTTGATTCTGGAGGCCCTGCTCCCAGCCTGAACACAGTTCCAGAAGTTGATGGATCCTCAGGTGCTCCTGTTAATTTAGGCTCTAAGGAAGGATCGTTAACTCTAGATGTAATAATCTCATCAATATCAGAAATGGTCTTGCTCACATCAGATATGAATGTGTTTGCAACAGCAGCCTTTTCAATTTCAGGTCCATACAAACTAGTTAAAGTAGAACTTAAACCAGACGTTAAACTAGGATCTCCTAGCCCACCTCTAAGATCACCAGACTCACCCGCAGTTCCTTTTAAAAATTGTGCAAAGTCTCCAACGCAATCTACTAATTCCTCTACGCTCTCAACTGCTGCATTAACATTAGAGTATAGTTGAGTGCCGAAGCCAATGGCTTGTTGAGCATTCCCAATAAAGCCCTGAATTTGCGAGGCTAGGGAGTTAGTATCCTGACCGTACTGAGAAGCATCCGAAACAAATCTAAAAATACCTTCATCGGTATCAAATTCAATTATCCCTGTAAGATTCCTTAACTTTTGGGACAATGCTTTAGTAACAGCATCGGCGGCATTACGGCCTATGGACATATCATTTCTGATACCTCCCAGAACATTAGTAGGCAAAAGACTTAGAAGATCTTTACCTAGCCTCATCATACAGCTAGGAATTCCATACTGAACATCTAATGCTCCAAGGAGATCCTGACCCTCGCTTAAAGAGCCTGTGATCCCCTCTACTTGACGTAATAGATCTAAATCGTATCTAACCATTAGTCGCTATAATCATTTAATAAGGGTTCTGTAATTTCAGCAAATGCGGCTGGTGAGGAGTTGCCAGAGTTTAGGTGGACTTCTGAGCCATCAACCGCAACTTGGCCTCCACTAGATATAGAGGCTTGACCACCAGAAGTTGATTTAAACTCGCCTCCAGCTTGGATATCCACATCTTGCCCAGCTTCAATTCTAATAGACTTGTTAGATCTGAGGTCAATGCCTTCGGAGCCTTCCATACTAATCTTGCCATTAGTTTTTATAACAACATCACTCTTCCCTAGACCATCCTCTTGAATCTGTATTTGAGCATTAGGTGTTGTGATAAAAATTCTCCCGTCACCAGCTTTAGAGGCTAGAGACACATCTCCGTGCTCACTCCTTAGATATATCCCTCCAAACCTTTTCGGAGGTTGATTCTCTGAACCGTTAGGCCAAGTGTCCTCGGCAGGCGTTTGACCCATTTTTCCCGTTGAATTGTTTTCAATAGTGATATCAGTGCCCTCAACAACTCGTATGTCCATATGGGATTGCATACAAGTGTAATAATGAGGGCCACTAGACTTAGCTTGAATCATTTGAGCCGGGAAAGTCTTAGTAGCATCTCCACTAATGATGATGCCATCTTTATGTTGATTCTTTATGAAGATAGCATCTGTCTGAGGTGAGTCATCAAGACTAAGTCTTTTATTAAGAGGAGTCTTTAATGCCACGGAGTCAACAATTTTAGGTGCAGGGCCTGGAGTGTTTTCGTCTTGACCAAAGGATGAGTACTCACTTGTAATACACAAACCAGACCCTTTCTGGTTTTCGTATTTGACCTTTACAGGCTTTTGATAGAAACTGTAAGTGGTTGAATCAGGAACGGCTCTGAAATTCGGAACTGCTTTTGCTTTAATTTCATCTAGCTGGGCATCTACAACAGTTGACTGATAGTATAGCTTCTTTTCTTTTAAATCTTCATTCGCAAAAATAGTGTCTCCTTTTTCAGGAATAAAGAATATACCACCTCCGTTTAGCCTGTATCCTGGAGAAGTGTAGATTACCTCCACTGGCGTATCTGAGATTTCAGGAAATATCGCCATGAATTTGCCAGACTGGGTTTCATCCATATTGGCAACTACTCTTCCTTTAACTGTTCTAAACATTTATATACATCCCATTGTTTTTAAAGCTTTCTCAATTCTTTCAAATCTCTCATTGATAAACCCGTTATTTTTGTAGTAATTCCTACGTTGCTCTTGCGGTGAAAGTCCCAGTTCCGCACCCTGAAAGAGGTTGCCAAGCCCAAAAGCATTGCTGACCTTGGCTGCGAGTGCGGCAACCATAGCTCCAACACTACTATCAGTAGGAACTTCATTAAACTTTACATCTACAAACTTATTAATATACTCTTCTTTTGTCATACCGAGATTATCCCATAATATTTTGCAGAAGAAATCTTTAACTTTAACATTCTTAGTCGAAGCAAACTTATGTTCCATACCTTGCCTCACTAAATCGAACTCAGTGTAAATATTATTGGTCGAGATTACATGCTTAAACCCTAGCACAGTATAATCACCATTATACGGAGCGTCATATCTTAACTTCTCAGGAAATCCTATAATTCCTCCAGTATTACCATCTAACCTACAAGCTCTTTTAAAATAAACCTTTTCGTTAAACATCGGATAGGTTCTTACATTGCAGTTGTATAAAAGCTTCATGGTTTGATCAAGGATGGCTTGATAGTATTGATCGAACAAAGAATTAGCGTCAATGTTTTTAGTTACTCCAAATTCTTTCCCTAATTTTTCGGCGTTTCCGAAGCTTTCACTATCGACATTTTGAACGAAAAATAAAACAGATAGGAGGTCTATCATGTTTTTATTTTTTACAGCTTCAAAGTTATCGCTTTCGATAAGATTCATTGCTAAATCAAAACTTGCTGCTCCTCGATAGCTCTGAGTCATCTCTGTCACAAACTCTGTAAATGTTGGTGTCTCTACCTTTGACAATGCATTTTTAACACTTTCTGAAACAAACTGAGAGGCTGCTGCTTTAGCAAGTCTAACCCTTGAAGTTCCTATATAACCCTTATCTAAAGAAGGACTCACAGGCAGATTAAGCAGTACAGCTTGATACTTATCAATGTTATAATTAAGAGCTAACACATTTGCATTCTTATCGTTGTGCCTTAAGAAGAGCTTCGGCGGTTGTGGGAACTCTCTTCTGAAGTCTGCAACGAATTGCTTATAACGAAGGATGGAGTCAGCT